GATGTGCCGTTATACACATAGACGGTATTGGCAACCGTGTTGTAGTAGGAGTCCCCCGAAGCAGGGGACGACGGGGCCGTAGCCAGATTTGGCAGGGTAAGGCGCGTACCAATGAATTTAGTCATATAAAGATTATACCCCCTTTAACGCTTAAATCAAGCGTTAAGGGGGGTACGCTCCTTGTTCGTTATCCGGTTACAACGACTCGGTAGGTTCCTGCGAGGCTAATAGTGACCGTCAGTGTGTCGGTTGTTGCGGTGACGATATCGGCAAACACCTGGGCATCCGTGGAGTCGTACAGGGCGACCTGTACGGACTTCGTCCCAAGGCTGTGGGTAACGGTCTTTGCTTCACCTGCAATCCAAACCGCGCTCGTGGCGTAACGAAGAGCCCCGCCGTAAGTCGCGGAAATCGCCGTGCCCTGCCATGTGCCAGCAGAGATCGTGCCAACGGTCGTGATGCTGTCATCGCCGCTGTACGTTCCGCCAGCCACTGCGGCCAGGGTTGCGTGGTATGCCTGAACGTCCGTGCCAATCGCAAGGCCGAGGGCCGTGCGGGCAGCGCCAGCGTCAGTTGCGCCAGTACCACCGTTTGCAATGGCAATGGCAGTGCCGTTCCATACACCGGTGGCAATTGTGCCAACCGAAGTGAGGCTTGAGCCGGTGACGCCTGATCCAAGCGTGGTGCCGCTAAGGACTTCTGTGCCATTGATGTAGAACTTCTTACCAGTAAGAAGATTCAAATGCTCAGACGAGGTCCACGAATCAGTTGCGTCAACCCAGTTAAAGGTCTTGTCCGTTGCGCCCTTGAGCGTAATACCGCCGCCATCAGCGCCAGCATCGGTTGGGCTTACAGTTGAACCAAGTTCAATGTTCTTGTCGTCAACTGTTAGTGTCGTCGAGTTTACCGTTGTTGTGGTTCCGTTGACCGTCAGGTCGCCAGAAAGCACAAGGCTTGTACCAGTCGCTACGCCAATGTTTGGCGTAATGAGGGTTGGGGTGTCAGCAAAAACCAGCCCACCGGTTCCGGTCTCTCCGGTTACCGCTGCTGCTAGGTTTGCCGAAGATGGGGTAGCAAGGAACGTTGCAACGCCAGTCCCAAGACCATCAACACCTGTGCTGATAGGCAGGCCGGTAGCATTTGTGAGCACACCGCTTGCTGGAGTTCCAAGCGCTGGCGTAACCAACGTTGGGCTGGTAGCAAATACCAGCGCGCCAGATCCGGTCTCATCGGAGATAGTGTTCTTCAGTTCAAGGGAGGTCGTTGCGGCAAAGTCGCTCAACTTGTTGGCGGTGCTTGCCTTGCCAGCGGCTAGGTCGTACGCAGCCTTAACGGCGGCTGGCGTTGCAGCCTTTGTGGTAGATGTGCTGGCATACGAATCCTCTAGCTGTACAGCACCCTTAACGCTTGTTGTGCCGTCGGCGATGCTAATTTCCGGGGTGGTCCCACCCGTTGAAGAGATTGCACCAGTACCGGTAACGGCGGTAACCGTTCCTGCGCCAGTGGAGAGCGATGCCCACGCACCGTTGGCGTATACGCGAAGAACGTCAAGGGCGGTATCGTAGTAGATAAGACCGTCAACAAGTCCAGTTGATGGTGCTGTGGCGAGGTTCTGAATGACCGCATTCAGCAGCTCATTCTTCTGAAGGTCTACATTAGCAAGAAACTTGACTGCCATTTTGGTCTCCTAGTTTAAATATGCCTGGCCGCTAAACCCAGCAGAAAACTGGATTGTGAGTGCATTATCGCTGTTATATGTCACTTCGCCAACCACGACGGTACCTGCGGAATCCACTACGGTGACGCTTGGGCGCCTTGCAAGATTATGTGTAACATTCCATGTCGTTGACGCTGAAGTTTGGTTAAATATGTAGTAGACAAACGCGGAGCCGATGTTTATAACCGCCGGAGCTACAGCCTCTGCGGTATTGAATACGCGAACCTGGGCCGTGCCGGTCGATCCGACAATCTGAATTTCCCCGTTATCGCCAACAACGCTAATTGAGCTCATCGCGTTACCTCCGCTGAAAGGATGAAGTCTCCACCCATGACTTTGTCCACATACGCTCCGTTTACAACCTCAAGGTCATAGACGTAGCTACCGGCTGGGATCGCCGAGGTTACTGATCCGTCAACAAGAATAGTGATCGTTCCGGTTGTGCCGCCAAGCGTGAGGCCGCCAGAAGAGCTCGTGAGGGAAAGGTAGGCATAGCCGGAAGATGCCCGTGGACGTACCTGCATACGGGCGGTGTACCCCGTGAGGTTTACCGCGGCCCCGTTTGCGTCGTTGTACGTCACAACGCGCGAAAGGCTGCTGCCCTGCTCCGTGGAGATGTCGTAATCAATAATTGCCATACGTGGCATTTTACACCAAAAGCAAGATCACACAACATAATCAGCGACTGCGTGATGTATAATAACCCCACGACAACGTCATTTAGGAGACCCAATGGGACGACCAGGAAGACTTCCTCAGGGACAGGTGCAGGCGGTACGAGACCGCATTCGCTCGCTCCTCCTCGCCGGCATGAACCCCGGCGCTATCGCCAAGCAGGTTGACCTCGCCGAGGACACGGTCCGAAGGCACCTCACGGTCATCCGCCAAGAGTGGAAAGAGCAGGGGCTTGACGTCAGCGGGACGAGGCTTGAGCTGATTGCTAAGGCAAACTCGATCTCTCAACAGGCTGCCATTGAGGCGGCAAAGGCACGAGGAACCAGCGCGGCAGTCGCTGCGCTCAAGTTGCAACTAGAAGTTGTTGACAGGATTGCCAAACTCACGGGCGCATACGCTCCGGAGAGGGCGGAGATCAGCGGCCCAGGAGGCGGTGCAATTCAAGTGATGCAGACCGACCACGAGATCGACCACCTTCCGCCAGCACAGGTAGCCGCCAGGTTACGCACATGGGCAGAAGACATTGAGTCCATCAAGGGCAGGGAGGAGGCACCAGATGAACAACCAGGAGTACCGGGATTGGCTGAGGCGGAAAGCGCAGACGTCTGACGCGGCGTTCGCCGAATACGTCAGCAACCTCGTCTTCCCGAAGCATCTCAAGGAGATGGAGCAGTTCCTTGACGACAACCCACGCGGTCTCGTGCTCATGCCACGAGGTCATGCGAAGACGACCCAGCTCCTCCATCGTGCGGCACGACTGATCGGCGTAAGCAAGGGGCAGATCCGGGTGGGCATCCTTACCGCAGTTCTTTCTGATGCTCTCGCCCGTTCTCGTGCTGTTCGTGCGCTTGTTGAGCATCCACGCTTTGCCGAAGTGTTTGAGTGGGCAAGGGATGGGGTGATTGGGACAAAGTGGACCGACGAGGTGTGGACCATTAAGGGTACCAACCTTGGCAAGGACGCAACGTGCTTCGCAGACGGGGTGGGCTCAATTAAGCCTGGAGCCCGTCTTGATGTGCTCATGGCAGACGACATGGTCGGCATCAAGGAAAATGCAACCGCGCTTCAGCGGCAGAAGTCCAGCGAGACCTACTGGCAGGTCGTTGACCCAATGCTTGTTCCGGGATCAAAGCGCTGGTACATCGGCACACGCTGGCACGAAGACGACTTCTACGCCGAGCTGACCAGAAAGGGCGTGCCTACATACCAGAGGCGAGCGCTTGAAGACGAGGGCCCACTGTGGCCAGACATGTACACGGAGGCAGTACTCCTTCAGAAGAAGGAGGAGTTGGGTGGTCCTATTTTCTCCCTTCAATACCAGAACGATGTTACGCAGATGGGCGGAAACATTTTCAGGCACGACTTCCTTCAGTACGTTGAGAAGGTTCCGGCAGGTGCAAGAAGGATTGGCGTTGACCTTGCGTCCTCTGCAAGCGAGCGCTCCGACTACACTGCCGCCGTTGAGATCGTTGAGGACGCGGACAACAACCTCTACGTTGTTGGAGCCTACAGGGAGCGCTTGATCCAGGGACATCAGCAGTGGCTGACCGGCGTGGACAAGAACGGAGTAATCATTGACGGATCTACTGGCCCAAAGATTCTTTGGCCATCCATGTACGTTGGCCTCCGCGGGCAACAGGACGTCAACACGGACAGCCCGCGAAACTTTGAGGCGGTCAACATCGAGGCCGTCCAGCACCAGAGCACGTTTGTGCGGGAGATGCTTTCCAGCACGAGGCTTCCGGCGAGACCTATTCGGCCAGACCGAGACAAGGTTGTCAGGTCCCGTGCGCTTGCTGCCCGCTACGAGGCGGGCAAGGTCTTCCACCTTCGCGGCGGACCTGGGATTAGCACGTTAGAGGGTGAGATGCTAGGATTCCCCAATAGCGAGCACGACGACATGGTCGATGCTCTTGTATATGCCGCAGATGTTGGTGGAGTCGGCTTTTACTTCACCTCAGCAACGAGGTTCGCAGGATGACAGTAGAAGACCTTTTCCGGAAGATCGGAGCACAGACCATGGAGATCGACATGCTCAAGAATGAGATTGAGCGCCTGAAGAGCATTATCTCGGCGGCCCAAACCGCCCCTGACGCAGAAGCACTTGCCACCGATAAGTCTGAAGCGAAAAAGACCAAGTAGGTGATTCGGGACGTTGTCGGTAATGACAAGAAAAAGAATCCCGAAAACTACAAAGAGTTCAGCTCCCTCATCAACTCCATCCTCTCCAAATATGACATGACATTCAACGCCTTTGCCCGAGTCGCCTCTATCGTCGGGGTTGAGATGACCCTGAACAGGCTGAGGGATGTTCACTATGGAAGAGCGCTTGTCTCCACAGATGACCTTAAAACCCTACGGGCAGTCCTTGACGCCCCGGTCAAAGAGGCGGCAACGGTTAACGTCATCAAGATATACCGAGCGTCTGTTGACTCGATGTGCCGAGCGTGTGCCGGTTCTGACGAGTCGCCAAAGTGTTGGGACGCAACCTGCCCACTCCGCCCGGTCTCCCCACTGCCCCTTGCAGAGAAGAATAGAGTTGAAGAGGATGATGACAGTGAACTACTCTGATCCAATGAAACAATATACGGATGTCGTTATTCGCTACATTGGCGGCTCCGCATATACCAAGTGGAACGTCATGTGCGACGGGGTCCTTCGGGATAGCGCCGCAACGCCAGAGAGGGCGCTAGAGGCTGCCGCAAGATTTATCATCAGCATCATGGATGAAAACGAAAACTCAGGAGATATGAGGATTCGATGGGTTGATGTTCCGGTAGGGTTTATCCCTCCAGACGCCTCATCGCTTATGCCGATTATCGAGGACGAGGTCGAGCCGACCCACTGAGGACGTGCCCACAGTTGGGACAGGTCTTCTCTTTCTTTTCTTGCTCAATCTGAGGCGCCTCTATCGATAAGATCATGGCGTCGAGGTCCTCTTGGTCATACCCAGTAGCAAGCAGGTCCCCGTCAGATGCCGCTGCGCTTAGCAGTGCCGCAAGCGAATCTTCGTTGTAGTTTGCCTTATCGGAAACACGATTATCGGCAAGCATGATGTTCCTTGCGCGACGGTCGTCCACGTCGATAAAAATAACCGGAACCTGCTTCCACCCAAGTTGGCGGATCGCCATAAGGCGGTGGTTGCCAACAAGAACAAAGCTTGTGGACTTCTGGACGATCAGGGCGCCGTACCAGCCGTTCTGCCCTATGGAAGTAATGATCGCCCCGATGTCGCCATCCCTGGGGTTGTCAGGGTGGCTGATAACTTGGTCAATTTCAACCCAAGTTATCGATACATCAGGGCGACCGCTATCGGCTTTCGCCACGATTATTACTTCTTCTTTGCAGGGAGCTTCTTAGGTGTGACGACTGATTCGACGGCAACATCCAAGCTGCCCTCGTACTCGTCGGCAACTCCGTCACCATCGGTATCAATTGCTGCTCCGGTAATGTTTCCGATGCTGTTCTCATCCGCTCGCGCGGCCTTCGCCTTGCCAACGCCGAACTTTCCGTCTTCAGGGTTAAGCGCTCGAACGATTACCTGGAGGCATGCGGCAAGCCCTGCCGACAATACTGTTCGGAAGTCACCGCCGCTAATGTCGAGAAGCGGGATGCCGAGACCAAGCGCAACAGCAATGCTGGTCGCAAGGAATGCTCGGGTTGCTTCAAGAAGCATCTCGTCGATTCCGGTGTTGTCTACTATCCACTGTATCTTGCTATCTACTGCGCTCATGTTGATCTCCTATCCTACTTCTTTGGGGCTGAAATAATAATGAGGTGCTTGTACGGAGCACCCATATCCTGTTTGCTTACGCGCTTTGAATCCGCAATGGCCTTGAGCTGCTCTTCGGTAACCTGTACCGCGAACTGCTCCTTGCCCTTGCCTGAGCGTGTTGGGCACGCCCACTGCCAGCCGAACTCTTCGTCCCAACCAGCGGCAGTCATATGGCCATAGCCGTCCTTGACCATGGCGATGTTCTTCTTTGTCCAATAAGATGCCCATACGGCATGCCACCTGGACACCTCAAGCTTGTCAGGGTAGCCAACTGGCTGCTGAACCCATACCACAAGGCCTGAGCCGTTCTTCGCGGAAGCAACAACGTCGTCCCATGAGTCGGCAAAGCGGGCGTTGGCGCCAAGAACCTTCGCCGTCTTAACAAGGTCCGAAAGGGAGGAGCCGTTGTCCGACACGCCCTGCTTGTCCTTGTGCCCGGTTGCCTGCTCCTTGGCGGCGATGCCCTGGGCTGCGGTCAGATCCTTGCCGGCGGCGTATTTAAATGCCCACGATACGGCTGCAGCCGTGCTGGAGGGGCCGCAGTCATCGAGGATACCGCCCTTTTCCTCGTGGTCAAGCTGAGACTTTACCTTGAAACGTAGTCCCATTGGGACCTCCGTGCTTAGTTTGGCAACATGGGCATTGTACAACGCAAGCTCCCGCCAGTCATGCCAATCCGGGCCTGCGATGTTAAAGCCTAGCCCTATGCCTCTAGTTCTGCGACGCGGGCCTCTAGGGACTT